CACTTAATGTTATTATTTCAGATTTAAATACTTCTGAAGTTGGTGCTGATTTATACTTGTTATAGTATGATATTATTTTTTCTACTATCCAAGCATTTGCTTGAGACTCGAAATAATTTGATTCTATTATATCAGATACTTGTTGTAAAAATGCCCTATCATTTAGTAGGGCAGTAATAACTTTTGTCTGAAATGTATGTCCGAATTGAGACAAATTATCTTGCATGATTGTTCCTGATCATATTAAGCTGCGTAAAATTTTTGTTTAACCATTCTTCCCAATTTGGAAATACACTATGTAATTTATCGTAGATATACAATTTATTTAATTCTACTTTATTTATTTCATCAATCTCACCATCAACTATATTTCTTATTGATGATTTTATACTTTGAGAAATATCAACATCATGTAATTGCATTAGGGAGTAATTTGTTTCTAATAGTTGTAAATTATTTTTAAGTTCATTAACCGCTTTTGATTTACCATCATGTAATTTACAAAATTCCAAGAACATTTCCAAATCAATTTTTTTATTTTCTGATAATTGTGGGAAGTTTTTTAATATCGTTTTGTCACCTAATCCTTTTATTCCTTGTATATTATCACTCTTATCCCCCATAAGAGACTTGTATATGATATAGTTCTCGCACCATATACCCGTTTCTTCCAACAAACTTTGTGGATTATACATCTTCTTTTTGGTTGGCAAATATACGCTAACTCTTTCCGAAACTAACTGTAAAAAATCTCGGTCATTGGAAAGAATAAAAACCTTTTCTTTAAAGTATGATGATAGATAGGCGATAACATCATCTGCTTCTATTCTGTCAATCATTATTATGTTTAGCGGTAGATTTTGTAGATACGAAAATATACGAATCATTTGTTGTTTCATAGATTTTTGTTCTTCATCTATATCTTCAAAACCAACTACTCTATTTAATTTTGATTTTATAGCACGGCCTTCTTTGTAATTAGAGTAAATCTTTTTTCTTCTTTGTGATCCACCCTTACCATCAAAGACAACAACAACCCGCGTGGGATTTACCATACGGATTGTTGCTCCAAGTGATTTTAAGAAACCAGAAAGTCCACCAACGTGAGATCCATCTTCATTCAAAGTTGGGATAGCAGAGAAGGTGCGTATAAAAAGATTCATTCCATCAACAATTAAAACTCTGCTATCTCTATTTAAATTTTGTTGTTCAATCTTTTCTGTTTCTATTTCTTGTAAAAGTCTTTGATATTTCCGGTTCATCGTAACAGTTCCATATATTATTTTATCAATACTAATATACGAAAAAAATATGACATTGCAAAATAAAAAAAGAGAATCTTATGATTCTCTTTGTATAGTTTTTAATGGATTATCACGCATAATCACCGGGAGGAATCCCTAATTTCTTACATATACGAATAATGTTTTTTTTGACCTCTTTTGATTCGGATGGTCCCGCATATTCAGCTGCATAGACATACAAACTTCCCAATTCAGATACCAATTCAAAATGTGATGCACCCTTCATTTTTATTATTTCTCTTTCCATATTTTCTAGATCTCGTTCAGCTTCCTCAACATCATCACGGGAAGTCCCTTGATCCGCCTCATACCGGGTCATAGCATAGTCCTTAACCAATTCTTTTATATCTGTATAATTTTGTGATGTTCCTGGCTCGTCTTCATTCATTTTTTTATTAAACTTTTCATGTATGGATAGCCCCTCCTGAACCAAATCCTTTAATTTTATTTTATTTCCCATATCAAATACTCCAAAAAAAAAAATAATCCTTTCAGAAATAAATATGGGGATAAAGAAATTTATCCCCGATATAATTATACTTCATCTTGTAATAATGGTTCATCGGAAAGTGTTACATCGTCTATACGAGCTTCATCGAGTTTCTTATATTTCATAATTACTTTATCAGCAATTTCATCATAAACTATATCGTACAATTCAGGATTACTCATTATCTTTTCAACAAATTCTTTGGATTGAAATTTGATTACCTCTCCAGTTCTTTTGTCTGTCCATGAGTACCATGCACCTGATTGTGAAACAAGATTGTGTTCCTTCATAACAGTTAGCCATGAAGAATAGTCATCTATACCACTATCAAAATAAACTTCATATTCACACTCACGAAGCGGTGGACCACATCTGTTTTTAACTAATTTTGCCTTAACTCTCGAACCAACAATTTCATCACGACCTTCTCTCTTTGCTTTGATAGCACCGATTGAAGAAAGACGAAGACGAACAGAAGCATGGAAAGGAATACCTTTACCACCAGGCGTTGTCCAAGGATCAGAGAATGCCGGGGCATTTAGTTTCTGACGAAGTTGGTTTGTAATAATCAAACAAATACGCTCTCTACCGATAAGATTTGTAATCTTTCTCATTGCCTTTGAAATGATAAGTGCCTTTGCCGTAGCATAACCATCCTTATCAAAGTCCGCAGCCATTTCTGTTTTAGTGGATGCACCGGCGATTGAATCAACTACTATCGTTACCAATCTATCTTTATCGGATGAACGAACCTTGTCAATGATAACATCAACAGTTTCAAAAATATCTTCTACTGTTTCCAATGGAATGTATAACATATCTTTTAAGTTCAAACCAATTGCAGTTAGATATTCGGTTGCGATTGCATTTTCGGTATCAATATAAACTGCAAGACCGCCTTTCTTTTGTGTGTTGAGAAGGGCATGGGCTGCCAACAATGATTTACCAGATTGTTCGAGACCTGTTATTTCAGATACACGACCAACGGGAAAACCACCATACTTACGATTGGAAATAGCCAAGTCTAACATAGTTGAGCCAGTTCCCACCCATTCTTTTACTATCGTAGGTGCATCACTATCACCTTCAAGAAAGTAAGCGGTCTTAACATTTTGCGTTTTGAATTGTTTGTTTATAGTTTCGGCAATGAGTCCACCGAGTTCATCGGATAGATCACTCTTTGATTTTGCCATAACACACCTTTATTAAAATAAATCATCAAATGTAACACCGGCATCTTCTGGTGATGTAGTGGTCTTAATTGTATCTGTCTTTTCAGGTTCTTTCTTTGAAGATTTATATGTCAATTCTTCTGTTTCTTCATCTGAAGATCCCAACCATGTTTGTAATTGAATTTTTAATTCATCATAAGTTGGCTCTGGATACAATTCTGTAATACTTGGTTGTTCCTTAATCTTTTGAAGCGTGTCTGAATTATCAGTTACAACGGTTTCTTTTGGTTTAATACGGATAGTTGTTTCGGTATAATCTCTTCCAGTTTCTTCTGGTGATTTAACAGTTACAACAATATCACGACCGGTTTTCAAATCAGAAAGATCACCATAATCAGGATCTGCAAAGAAAGCCAAAAGTTCTTGATAAAGTTGTTTACCAAATCCCCAAAACTTTACACCTTCATTTTCTTGACCACGAATAATAATTGGTACATAAGTTCTCATTTTAGGTTCCAATTTTCTACCCATAACCCAATCTTCTTTCTCACCAGTTTGTTTCATCTTTTCTGCAAAATTTACGATAGGATCAGGTCTACCGAATGAAACTGGTGAAAGAATTGAGCGTTTGCCAAGGTTGTAATGAAAATACAATTCTAGAAAAGGATTATCTAAATTGTGGACATAAGGAACGATTCGGATTTGATGTTCGCCCGGTTCTGGTTTCCAAATGTGTGATGTGCGATTGTTTGTGTTTTTTAAAGAGTTCAAACGACTCTTGATTGCATCTAGGTTAATAGCCATGATGTAACTCCTAATGTGTAATAAAAAATAGATGAACTATCATAGTTCAATGATTAATATGTACTAATATACGAATTTAATGTTTAATAAGCAAGTTTTATTTTATTTTTATTTTTTTATGCCAACAAATTTTTTTAATTTTATTATGGTCTTTTGTTTGATTTTTTTATTTTTTTATCAATTATTGCACTTCTAACCATTTCACGAATCTTTTTATTTAATCTTCTACGGTAGTATTCGCTCATTTTCTTTTCTGGTTTTGATTCTGATGATTCTTCATCTTCTGATTTTTCTTCTTCTTTTTCGGATTCTTCTTCAGGTGATGTCATTTTATCCAATACAATAGAATCTATTTTATCTGATAATTTTGAAGTGACTTCTAATAATGCAGGAAAGATTGCTTCTATTACTTCCTTATCTGAATCGGTTAGTCTCTGTTGTATGTATAATGAAATCTTCTTTATTAATTTCTTTACATCCTTTTCGTGAGCAACCTTGTCTGGTTCCGTGTAAGGCATTTGAATCACCTGACTTAATGATTTATACAATATTTTTAAAGTACCATCACCATAAAATCTTGAACAAATGGATTCTAATTTTGATCTATTTTCTTTTTTTGTATATTCTTCGGATTTTGAAAATGAATCATACCATTGTAAAAGTTTTTGAAGTTTTACATCAGGAAGTAAATAATATAACATAGCTCTATTATTTTGTAATACTTCTGTTGAATCTATCAATGCAAAATATTTTAAAAATTTATCATTAGACTCGTCTAATGCTTCTTTCAGAATAATTTTTCTTTTCATTACATATCCTACGGTGTTAATGATATTGTATTTTTGGGTTGCATTACATACAAACTTATGCTTGTTTGTTTATTGAAAAAATGAAGATTATTTCCAAATGCCTTTTTATATTCATATCCTAATTTTTTCAAAGCATCAGTTACTTGTTTTTCAGTATAGTAACTCGCATCTATTTTACTATCTGGAAGTATTTCTATATTTTGTAGAGTTTTTTTCAACTCATTAAATATATTATCAAATCCACTTCCTTCGGAAACTTCTAACTTTTCCATTAGTCTTTTCATAACTTCGTTTGTTATGGACTCTACCAATTGTTTGTATTTGTCATTTTTCATATCAATTCACTATATTAGTCAATATTATTCATCTATAAATATGTTTTATTGCAAATTATACACTTTAATCAAGAATATTTTTACAACTCTAAAACCGTCTTTATTCTTTAATAGTGCACAATTTCTATATCTTTCCCACTCAATAGGATATGATTTGTCCAAAATTCCATTGTTTAAGTTCATTATTAATTCATTTAATGCATTAATGGTGTATATCGTATTTGTCTCACGTTTTTGGTGTACCATTATTGAATTTGGTAAGAATTTCTTGTAAGAATCCATTATTACATTATATGATAAAATAGAATCGCCTTTCACATCAAATGTTTTGAAGTGAAAAATTTTATTATTAAATAAACTAAAAGTGTTTTGTATATCTTTTATAGTAGAATCTATTTTATATTTAGGTGTAAAAGTACATACTAATTGTGTTTTCAATACCTCTCTCTCTATTTTTGTAAAATTTCATTACATATAAATATCATTTTAAATTTGTATAATGCTTCCAAAAGTATCTCCTGTGTAAATTTTTACTGACATATTATCTGTCTCAAATGCTGACTTTAAAATATCCATTAAATCTGTTTCATCTGGATGAATATCAAAAACAAAAGCATCATAAAGATACATCATAAATACAGACTTCTTATCTTTCAAATATGGTAGAATACTTTTTATTTTACGGACATTGTATTCTGTTTCTAAAGATTGTAGAACATAATTAAAAACTTTATTTGGTGTTGCATCTTTAACATCCATAAATAGTTTTTCATAAAACCAAGAATTAACTACACCATTTGTTTGATACCTTTCATACATTTCATCTATGAGTGCCTGAACAGACTGAAAGAATGGATGATTGATAAACTCTTGTGTTATATTTCCATATATGTTCTGGAATACTTTACCTTTGAATACGTCATAGTCAATATCAATTCCCAAATCTTTTTGTATTTGTTCGTATGGGTGTAATTCAAATTTGTATTCTAATATCTTTGCCAACAGTTTTATATGAAATGCATCGTAATCAAATTGAACAATCTTTCCGCCATCAAACCGTGAACGAATTTTATCTCTACTACCGTCTTTCTTATTCATTGCAGAAAAGTTAAAACCATCCCAAGCATTACTTGGTCTTCCGGTTGTAGTGTACCACATATAATTTTGTTTTTTTATTTCATCGCCAACTATAATATCATTTCTTTCAATTTCGTGGAAAATATTTATGAAATCATTGCAGTAATCTATACAAAGTTTAGTAATTGGGTTATCTGTGTAAATTTTCATAACATATTTTGCAATCTTTCTTGCCCATTCTAATTGTTTTGAAAGTGGTATTATGTTACCCAAATCTTCTATCTTGTAGAATTTATTTGCAAGCATTTCCATTCCTTTTGGATAAAATTCTTTTGAATTGATGTGGTCTGATGTATAGTAATGTAAATATGAATTTAAATCTATACCACCGTAGAAATTGTTATACATCAATGTTTTTTTATTGAATACAATTGTTTTAGGGTGTAAAGTAATATCATGTAAACGAACATCACTATCTATTTCATCTGGATGTGTAAAGTTAATATATCTTTCTTCGCCATCCGTAAAAAGAAAATACATACCTATAATGCCAACAACAGATTGATGTTTGTTTGGATTACTTGTAATTGGAATGCAAACCGAAGGTTTTTCTGCAAATATCATAAATTATGTATCGTAAATAGTAAATTCTTTGTAATTAGTTACAACCTCTGCTAATTTACGAAATTTTTTTGAATGCCGCAATATAATTCTTTTATTAGTATCTACTACTCCTGGATCAACTAATATACCATTATTGTAAACATCGTTCTCTGGACCAGTCAATTTCCATGCAAATTGAATTATTCCATATAGTTTATCATTTATACCATACTTTGATTTATTATATGTCTCTGCTTGTTTTTTATCTATCTCAAAAAAAATTCTATCAGGTTCATTTCTTTTGTAAATAAAATATCTTTGCATAACTCCATTTATCAATTCATTATCAGTTGTTTGTCTTTTAACCGATCTAGGTGCTCGGTATCTTGTAAATATTGTATTTTTGTCAGATTTTATCTCAACCTTTTCATTTCCAATTTTTTCAAATGAAGTTAAGTCTGCATACTTAAAATATGATTTTGATCTACTTTTATACCTAACTAACTTTTTTGATTTAGTGGGATCCCAATCCTTTTCTGTAAATACTTCGCCTGTAATGTATTTGTGATAAAACCCAACATAGTTTTCCCATGTGTCCATTAACATCCATTCATTACCATTAGTATAGATATTTTTTTCTATTTGTGTATCTGGATAGTATATTTTTAACCGAGTGCTCATTACAAAAAATCTCCAAGTAAATTATTTTATTTCTCGTTTACCAGTTCCCTTGTAACCCACTGCGGCTGGTTGTGTTGGACCAAGTTCACTTATTCCTTCATTTGGATCACCATCCAATGGCAACCTTGCAGCTGTATTTAATGTTGTCTCCCAAGTTGATGGCGTTACCTTGTGTATTATTTTTGTAACAGTAAATACAACATTCCATCTTTCGTTGTAATGACTTGGTATTAAATTTGTTTTAATAACATCTCCAAACTTAAATCCATTTATACCATCTATTGTTAATGTTAATTCTATTGGATATATTGCCATATTCAACCAATGTGCTCCCGTTCCATCTGAATCCGGTTTATATTTTAATCGTTTCCATTTAGTAAGTATACCCCTATAAGTATCAGACCATCTTTCATTGAATCCTTCTTTTTCAGCCCTCTCTTCAATAGCTGCCTTTTCCTTTTTGTTTTGTTCTTGTTGTTTATCAAATTCTGCCTTATCTTTCCATTCACCGAATGCTAAATCAACATCAACTGACATTGGAGGTGCCTTTTTATTTCCAGATGTACCTGCAGTTCCAGATGTAGAATCATTTAGTTCAGGATTTGTTAAATGTGCTTCCTCTCCTCTCGCTGCAATATATGCGGCAAAAGTTGCTTCCTTTGAAGGTCTTGATGTTACACTAACATTTTTTATTAATGGTTTCATTATATTTGCTTCAAAATTATACGGTCTGACTCTGTAATATTGTCCGGATTCATTTTCTCCTATATTCTCCCCTTCATTTACCGTTATCGTGTGTCTCCTTGATAAATTAGAATCTTCTAATGATAACAATGCTCTTCTATTAGTTCCACCGTCTTTTTCTTGATAAGCCGGTCTTTTTGGATTTTTAGGTAAAGCTGATGTTAGTCTTTCTGGTTCCTCAAATAACATTACTGATAATTGATATATGTCACCCGTTGCAAGATTTATTCTTTTTACTATATCCTCGAAAAAATTAGTTATATTTTTATATGCAATCTTTGTTGAATTTTCGTGTAAAAAGTTTCTATATGTTTTTCTTATGTAATCTATTCCTATTAATATCTCACCTATATTAATAACATCGGTTGCGATTCTAGCCTTTCTTTCTTCTGGAGTTGTCTCTGCACCTGAGCTTTCTTGTATAAAAAATGTTCTTAACATATAAGACATAGGATCTACACTAAATGGTTTAAAAGCACCGTAAGTTCCCATTTCTATATCTGGAAAATAAACATCGACTGGATATGCAGATTTAACAGCTTTGTTGTAATCGGTCTCATTTCCATGTGCAACCATTTTAAATAATGGAAATGTGTATTTATCTTTATCAGATCCTTTAGCATATTGTTCGACTAACGTATTAGCAAAACCAACTAAATCACCCAATTTTATGTACCAATATGTTCTATTGTCTACAATTAATGTTGGTGGAATAACAATATCGGGAGCAGGTTCAGTTCCAGATCCCTGTGGGCCTTGGTTTAACTTTTTCTTTAATGTTTCACTTTGAAATATCACAAATTCTTTAATAACAGCATCTTCATATGGTCTTAAATAATAATCACTTGACGGGTTTAAAATTTCGTCTATTCTGTTTAGTATTTGATCTAAATATTTAGCCTGTTCAGATCGAGAAAATTTTGAACGAGTAGTCCCCTCAGGAATCTCCCAATTTGGATCAGACTGTTTTCCAAAATTATACATATTATGATCCAATGAAGCTTTATCTATATTACCAATTACTTTTGTACTATCTTGTTTATATTGATCCCCCAATCCATTTCCGTAAACAAGATGTGGTTCTATTTTTTCATTCGGATCATATGGATTTGTTTCTTTTGGTAAATCTGTTCTCTGATTTCTAAGAACCCAACCCTTATAGTGTTCTAATTCCTTTTTATATTGTTTTAATTGTTTTATGTATTCATCTCGCGGTGTTCTTGTGGAATCAGATACTATTTCTCCGGTTTTGTTTGATGTATCACGTCCTTCCAATCTATCCAATATTTTGTATATCCATTCATTTATTTTTTTATTCATATTAGCTTTAGCGGTATTTGGATCTGCAGAAAGATTGTTTAATATAACCAATGGTGCTTCTATATTTTTTAATATCTTTTTTTCACCATTAACTGTATCTTCAATAAATCCATCTTCATCGAAACCAGCTCCTTGAAAATTTCTTGGATATATGTATCTAGTTCCACCGTCTTCACTATAAAGTGGTGTTCTTGTTTTATCGTCATTCCATATTCTATAAATTTTTAAGTAGAAGAGTTCCTCTACACGTCTAACATTTATTAAATCTTCTAAAAAATCAAGTATTACTGCAAGAGAAGAATCGCTTTTTTCCAGTTTCTCATATATTCGATTCATTTCTCTAATTAAAGCCGATATTGCAAATCCACCAATATAATTGTAGTTTCCATTATCATCAAACCATTTAAGATTATCTTTGTTAGTTAATAAATCATACAATTCTCCGGAATCTGCTTTAGTAAACTTCTTTTTCAATTCTATAAGTTGTTTAGACAATCCTGGCT